TCACCTCCCTTACAGTATACAACATATCAGTCATTTTTTAAGGTCTAATTGGGTAATTTCTTAAGATATTTTAAAGGATTTAGGGTAATACTAAAAACATTGATTTTTTAGGAGGAATTAAAGCATGGAGAGAATGTTTTGCTACCAGTGTGAGCAGACTGCTCACGGAACCGGCTGCACCATCTCCGGTGTCTGCGGCAAGAAACCGGATGTTGCACATAAGCAGGATGAGTTGACCTGTGAATTGATCGCCCTTGCTGTGGCTGTAAATAGGAAAAAGAAGGTTGATACGAGGGCTGTCGACCTTATTATAGATGGCCTGTTTATTACACTTACTAATGTAAATTTTGATAGTACCTACATCACCGCCTTTACACAAACGGTCAAAAAACACCGCGTGACTCTCGGCGGTAAACGGATTATTGCTCCCGAGGAATTGTATCATAACAGCACCAATCTTATTTCCATGCGCTCCACCCTGCTCTTCGGTATGCGCGGAATGGGCGCTTATGCCCATCATTCACGGATCCTGGGGCATCGCGACCCGGATGTCGATAAATGGTTTATTAAGGGAATGGCCGCTCTGGTCATTGATCATGATGCAGACAAATGGCTGAACCTGCTGCAGGAATTCGGCGAGGTGAATTTAAAATGTATGGCAATGCTGGACGCTGCCAATACCGGAGCATATGGTGATCCGATCCCGGTAACCGTACCGATGTGCGTGGAAAAAGGGCCGTTTATCGTTATATCAGGGCACGATCTGTACGACCTGAAGATGCTGCTGGAGCAGACCAGCGGCAAAGGGATCAACATCTATACCCATGGTGAAATGCTTCCCGCCCATGGCTACCCGGAATTGAAAAAATACCCCCAGCTAAAAGGAAATTTCGGTACCGCCTGGCAGCATCAACAGAAAGAATTTGCCAATATACCGGCTCCGGTCCTGTTTACTACCAACTGCCTGATGGCACCAAGAAAATCTTACAGTGACCGCATTTATACCACCTCGGTGGTCGCTTATCCGGAACTGAAATACATCGGTCATAACGAAGGCGGCCATAAAGACTTTTCCCAGCTGATCGAACATGCTGTTGAACTTGGTGGTTATGAAGAGGAGCAGCATTTTACCGGAATTAACGGCGGCCCTGCCGTAACGACCGGATTTGGCCGCCGGACCGTACTGGATAATCTGCCGGCCATCGTCGAAGCGGTAAAGGCCGGTGATATCAGACACTTCTTCCTCATCGGCGGCTGCGACGGAGCAGCTCCGGGCCGTAATTATTATACTGATTTTGCCAAACAGACACCTGCCGATTCTATGATTCTGACCCTTGCCTGCGGTAAATTCCGAATCAATGACCTGGATCTGGGAACCATCGGATCGTTCCCCCGAATCCTGGATATGGGGCAGTGCAATGATACTTATGGAGCCATCCAGGCAGCACTTGCGCTGGCCGATGCCTTTGACTGCAGTGTCAATGAACTGCCGCTGACACTGATACTGTCTTGGTATGAGCAGAAAGCAATCTGCATCTTGCTGACCCTGTTAGCTTTGGGAATTCAGGATATTTATATCGGACCCAGCCTGCCGGCGTTCTTTTCACAAGATGTATTGAATATGCTGGTTGAAAAATATAATTTACATCCAATTCGTACACCTGTGCAGGATTTGGTGCAGATATTAGAAAATTAATTTATGTTTATCTTCTGTTTGCCCAGTTCTGAATAGCTATTACAAGAGCGCTGGGCTTGCTCACTACACCATCTTGTACTGTACCCCAATGCTTCTGCATCGCTTTAATGGTCACCGGGCCAATAAACCCGTCCTGAGCTGTATCTACTGTCTTTTGAATCACCTTTATCAGCGGCGAGCCGGTCTGAAACGGCTTTTCATTCCAGTCCCAGCCTGCCGCCAGACCCGGATTTGACTTCTTGTAGACGGCATACTGATTTGAAACAATGCTATCCTGGGTTGTCCCTAAAATTTTCTGCAGTCTTTTTGTGGTCGCTTTCCCCCAGACACCGTCTACCGTCAACTTGCTGTCAACTGAATTAATTTCAGATACGCTCTGCAAAGCAACTGCTGAATCACCGGTGCTGTTTCCGCCGAGTTCTGCCTTAAATTTCTGCCATAATGAGCTGTCTGAACCCAGCCAGCCTTTCCAGCCCGGGCATTGCTTTGAGCAAACATCGTAGTGGCGGTAGACGTTTTCTGCTGATACACTATATTTCTTCATCAACTCTCTGGTAAGGATCACTGCATTGGCAAATGTCTCATCAGCGATCTTTCCATTATCAGAACACATTTCTATATTTAATGAATTGCTGTTTGTGACAATCCCAAACAGATTTCTCAAACCGTAGTTCTTTCCGACTGCCCATGCCGTATCTTCTTGTCCTACTACCTGATATACCGTAGATTTATCAACAAAATAGTGGGCTGAAGCACCACGGTTAATGCTGCGGAAGTATCCGGCATTGTTATTAGCCGTATCGGTTTTATTTCCGGTGTAATGAAGCACAATATACTTCCTGCCCTTATTTCCTTTGGTATAGTTAACCTTGGTTAAATCTTTTATTAACTGGTAAGACATAATAGTTCCTCCCTGGTACCCTCCATTGTCAATGGAGGGTATCTTTTATAAAAAGTCATTTTTTTGACATCGTTCCTGATATAATTCTTTTAAATATCTGGCTTCTTCCTGCATCACACCATTCGCAATCTTTTTAGTTTCTATCATTTTTTCATATTCGCCAAGCTGGCTAATGACATGATGCCATTCTTCTTTTGTGTGAAGCCGCCCATTTTTGCAGCTATTAGAAAAATCTAAAATATTCCACCGCATATCGCTGGTTATTTTATCGTCAAAATCTGCCTTGATATTCTCCATATCCGCTTTCAGACCATCCAACTGTATCTGAACATCCCCATTGAGCATAGTCCCCAGCCATTGCAATACTTTTACCCACGGATCAACTTTTATGGGTGCTATCTGCAGCAGTGTTATTCCTCCAAAAAAAACAAATTCCGGATTATCTATGACAAATTGCAAAATATTATTTACTATATTCACATTAAACGCCTCCTCTCAAGAATCAGAGTCTGCATATATTGAGCGTCTTCATTTGTTTTTTATTAAAGCAGAAGGGGAGATATCTCTCCCCTTTGCTTACAATTGGTAATGATTATTATCTGTGATTGTGAAAGGATGCCTTACCCTTTCAATAATAGTATATGCACTTGTCGAAGATTGGGAACTTTTGACGAATGTTATGTTATTGTTCTTCATCCTTGTTTATTATTTTATCGGCGGCGGCCAGTCCTTTTATGAGGACCGCCGGGACCTGATAGCCCAGTTCTACCAGGTTTTCCAGAATACTTCGCATTTCGTTGACCATCAGGCATGCCAGTGTAAAGTAGCCGATCATCTGCAGGAATGACAGGTCTATTCCCAGCACTCTTTCACCCATTCCCTGAAAAATACTGCCTGCCAGAAAGGCAACGGCGATGATAACCCAATAGCCGGTTTTTTTGATGATTCCCCGTAAACCAACTATGCTGGATTCCTGGTGCAGGCTGCGGGCTTTATGCCAGCCGGTCAGCCAGTCCAGTATGTTGAGCAGCAGGTAGGCTGCGAATATGTACCAGTAGATGCCGAAGACGGCGGTAAGGGTGGTTATGAGGGTGGCCAGTATGGTGTTGAATAGTTGTGGCAATTTCAATATTTAGGCTCCTTGTATAATGTATTTAGGTTCATTGATTAGGAAAACCTATAAAACCTGTTTGTGTTTTTATCTTGAGAGTAGCATCAATTGTTCCTTGGGCTATAATGCTCGTACTTCAGCAAAACATCCAAAGAGATCCTTCTGCAAATTTCATCCCCTGATGACTTTGACAATATCTCAGCCGATACCCTTGCTGAATTAGACCGTTGGTCTTTCTATACTGATTAATCAAATTACTATTTTAGCAAGGATTTAAATTTTATAACCGACCACTTTTGTTATTACGAATCCGGAGCCATTGCCGGATTCTGCCCCAAAATTATAGTAGTATTCACTTCCCAACGTTATTTTATTGTCTGCCAATGTTAGTAATGCAGAGTAAAACCGCAGGATATTTCCTAGATAGTAATTCGTATTAACTGCATGCACTTGCCCTGCTTTGGGGCCTATACATATTGTAGAAAAAAAGGCTTGCGCAGCACCTCTTACAAGCTGTATTTCTAATTTTCCATAATTTGTTATGTTGTCGGATAAATTAGCTGCGGTCGTACCGGACCAATTTTCATATAATACAACCGGTGTTAAATTATCATTTATTTCACTAACTGTTGTATCTACTACTGTAATCTTATCATTTAAAACTTTTCCCTGACGCGCATCAAGAACTGAGCCACTAACCGCTGTTGTTAAATTATCAGCTACTGCTTGACTTGCTGCATTGCCAATTATCGGTGTATTAGATAAATCACTATAATCACCGGTAAATGCAACAGCCTTTAAATCTGCGAAATACTTTTTTATTTTTCCTAGTATAGTAGAAAATATCTCGCCTGTATTTATATTTTCCCTAACTGCTGCTTGGGTAAAAGTTATCGGAATTGTTTCAATATTTTTGGTTTTTAATTCCTCTACTTCATTAATAGCTTCCATAAGTGCCATAAATTCATCTTTAGATTCTATAGCTGAATTCGAGATAATGTTTCTGTCGACCACAAGCGAGAATTCAAATGTAGTTACAATATCGTTTTCAGATACTATTTGCACTTGACAACTTACCTTTCCCACAACAGCTAAGATTTGTGTTGTTAAATCTACACTAATAACCTTGTTATTAATAACACAGTTATTATAAACTTCTGTCTTGTCCGGTTTTAATGCATAAAGTCTTGCTGCCGCCCCTGTCGGAATTGTCATATCGGTAATTACAAAATCAATACTCCGTCCAGAATCAGCCTGTACGACCGGTATTTTTTCCATCAATCCCTTACTTGCTACTTGTATTACTACTGTCCTTAGTGCTTTCATTGTTTTCACCTCCATCTATATAACCTCTTTCTATCGCTTCTTGCCATGTAATACTCTTACTGAATTCAGCATTGTAACTATCAGGTGTCTGCACATCTGTAATTACCTCGCTATTTTTGTCCGCGTTTCCCATTTTATCTCCTTCCTAATAGTTTGTAGAATTAGTGGTCCATCCTGTTATAAGTCCATCGGATACCGTTATATTAACCCTATCGATTCTGGTTATGTTTCCTCCTGACCATCCCAATCCACTTATTACGTTCAAAGTTCCAGATACCGTATTCAGATTCCACTTCTTCACCAAACCATTTTCGATCGTTACACCTTCTCCGGCATTTCGAAACATGGTTCCTGATGCTGTATTGCGTATCCATGGTGTTGCATTTGGTGTATTAGAGTCAAAGGATAGGATTGTTTTTACATTTCCATTGGTTCCGTCTTTAGAGTCCCACCCAAGATAAAGCATATCACCAATATCACAATACATACCTACTGCGCATCTATCCTCGCTTCTCAGCCGTAAGGCACTAACACTTCCCACATAATTTCCGCTTTCCTCCCAGTCGTAAAAATTCACACTGTTATTTCTGATTTCAACCGAGGGATAGCCGGTATTACTATATTGCTTAAAAATACCCTGAAACTGCATCTCCCCCGTATCAAGATTCCACCAACTTTTACCCTTTTTATCTGATATCAAGCCTGTCAAGATTGCATCAGCTATCACGCCATTTGCAGTTACCGCCGTTGTCCAGTCCCACTCCCGGCCATCAGACGTGCGCTTATTCGCAATTTGGAACCCTTGCGTTCCAAGGCTCATTGCCCCATACAACTCACTATCTGGGTCTATATCTTCAAACAATATTGCCCGCACATCTTGTTTTTGCGCCACATTTTTTTGATACCGCAGTTGGGTATTCATAGCATCGAGAATACCAGATAGCCTTTCAGCCATCAAAGTATTATCCTCTGTATTTATCACTTTCTGGGCTGCTTTAACAGTCTTGGCAACATCACTTAAATAACTATATTCTGCATTACCTATAATCAGTGACAGCGGTCTGCTGGCCATACAATCCCATTCTACGTTTATAATCCGCGCCTTTGTTTCAATCCCCAGCTTACTATGAATGCAGTGCACCGTATCTCCTAAATTAACGGTTTCTAAAGTGGCATAATCTTCATAATCTTCTGTATTAGCCAGATCAATCATCTCAACTTCCAATATTACTGCCGGTTTATCTACCTCTTCCTGAGAAAACATAAGGCTGCTTCTTCTCACTAATTCTTTTCGCAGTTCATCCAGTGTATCAAAAGTCCCTTCCTCATCCTCACTACCATCTTCCGTTAATTTGACATCACTAAACTCCACCTCACGGGTATATACTAAGGAATAATTATTAATCAGCGGACTGTCTACCCACGGTTCGTCTCCAGCTAACATATAACCATTATAAGCAACCGGTAAAATCCGGGTTATCACTTCATCCATATTGATATTTTCTTTGATGCCAGTGAGGTTCTTCCCAGTTCTGATCGTAGTACCATAATCCCCTCCTGCCCGTTCATTCAGCAGAATATTATAATTATCATAAAGTATTTCTCCTCCCCAGCAATTCAGAAAAGAATTCTCTTCATCCGAAGCCAGAACCTCCATCAAGTTCTTCCGATCCCAACTTGCAGAAGCCGTATTCTTAATATTTGATGTCCCTTTATACTTTGTCCCCTGAGTCAATATATCCAGCGCCTGCTGTCCATTTTTAAGCGTTGCAGACTTATCAAGTAAGAACACTTCCTGCGCCGCATCCATAAATATTGGTTTAGCATGAGCAGTTACCTGCTGTTCGGTTACAATCGTATTATATATACGAAATAACTGCCGGCCAGAAACCGGTGTCGGTACACTGAGCACAGCTTCCTTCGTGATTAGCCTCCACACGCCATCACCATCAATCACATGCTCCATTACCAACTCCCATGTTCCATTCAATTCCATCGACAAGGAACATACAAACGGGAACAGCACCCTGTCCCCGTTTGCATCATAATTGATATTGTTTTGTTTATAAATTTGTATCATATTAATTCACTCCACATCGGAGCGACCTTTAGTTGAAAGCCGCTCGTTATTCCTATTGTATTGCTCCCTGGCATAAGATATAAGTCTTCATAATCACCGGTTATTGCCGTGTTATTCTCAGTACCATCTTGCCGGTATGCAATCTGCAGCTCGGTATTGATAGTCAGATTCTGCCCTACATTCGCCGTTACTTTGTTATCATTAACAATCAGTGTGCAAACTCCTTCCCCTTCTATATAATAGGTTGGATGTGATTCACCATGGGCATTGTACAGACCGCCTTGAATATCCTGAAAAGAATCACCTCCGATAACATATTCACAGGGGTAACAGTAAAAGATCACAGAAATTGTCCCAAAACGCCCCAGTTCCCGCGTATGGTTCTGAACCACCACCTTTTTAACCAGATAATAATAATCTTCATTATACGAAAAAATCAGCTTATTATCTCCTTTTCCCCTAAGCCATTTTTTGCATGCTCTGAGAGCAAGATCCCATTCTCTTTGGGTTGTCGCAAGTATACCAAATGTACAGTTGATTTCTAAGTTACCATAGGACTTATCACCAGTAAATATATCTCCATTACGTCCTGATATGCTAATGATCTCCTGACGATCCTGAGCATAGGTGAATTCCGGATAATCATAGAAAAATACATTATAGCTTCGTGAAGTGGCCCCATTAAATACCATATCGTAATTATGCATATGCTCCCACCGCCTTTAAGTTATTTTTTTGTGTTCTGTTGATGTTATCTATGGTGTAATTGTAAATGTCCTTCTTAATTGTTCTACCATCAAAATTTGAGTTCGAGACTACCTGAATCGTTACTCCCTGAAGAATGCCGCCAAAATCAACCACTTGATTCCCACCAGCGTTTGCTCTCGCAGCTTCCTTTGCATACTTCATCGAAATATCATGGGGAATGACCTGCGCACCGTTAGGCAAATATGTGATTTCACCTCTGCCTCCTTCATTCATGACAGCAAAACCACCTTGCCAGTAGTCTGTACCATGTAATAAATAAGGTATTTGTTTAATATTTACACCTGGTATCTTATTAATCAGGCCGATTGCTCCGTTAATTCCGCCAATGACCTTATTCACAAATCCTTTTACTGTACTAACCAATGTTGTTACAGCTGAACCGATTCCCGAGAAAACACTACCGACAAACGAAGTCAATCCGTTCCACGCTGTCTTAATGGCACCGAATACTGTTGTTATAAATTCCTTCACTTTTCCCATTACTGAAGATACAATTGAAAAAATATTATTAAAAATGGTGCCAAATACCGCTGCCAGACTGCTAACCACAGTTTTTACCGCACTGATAATTGTGGAAACCACATTCGATATATTGTTAAATACACCGGAAACTATACCAAATACAGTACGAAAGATACCCGAGACAACTTCAATAATACCGCCAATCACTCCAACTACAGTTGCAATTATATTGGCAATAAATGCAATAATCGGGGTTATCACTGCCATAATCGCTGCAATAATCTGACCAATAAATGCAATAATTGGACTAATCACTGAAATTATGCCTGCTATTACATTTGTTACCACTGACAAAATCTCAGTAACAATTGTTATAATCGGACGTATCACCCCCATTACTGCATTTAATATCGTAATAATAGCCGGCATAATTGCTCCGATAATCTCGGTTAATACACCTATAATATTTGTTATTACCGGAAAAAGCGCACTAACCAACTGTTCAATAATCGGCGCTATCGCTACTAAAAGCTGCGCTACAAATTCAACAATCTGTGCTATAATCGGTGCCAGCGACTGTAATATCGAATTCACCAATTCCAGAGCCGCCCCCACTACCGTAGATAAAAGATTTCCAAGTGTTTCTAATATTGGCATAAAGGCTGTGCCTATCGTTTCGAGAGATGCCATAATGCTGTTTCTGAAATCACCATTGGTTGACATCAGATAGGCAAAAGCCGCCGCCAATCCTGCAATTGCTATAACCGCAATACCAACCGGTGAGGAAATCGCAGCTAATGCTTTTGTTATTAGCCCGGTTTCACCGGTAAGACCCTGAAAGCTGGTTTTCAAACCAGACATTTTTTCCGGCAATCCATTAATTTTTTCTGTTAAGTTAGTAATCTTGTCCGGCAATCCTGTAAACGTATCAAACGATTGAGTAATTAATGCTCCTGCATTAGAAACAACACTTGCTGCACTTTCAAAAGGACCGCCTAAACTAGAAATAAGTGATTTGGCTGATGACGTTTTTGCTGTAAATGATTCCAGTGCATTGGATGCGTTTGATAATGCTGTGGTGAAGCTGCCGGCATCCCCGGTAATAATTGTATCAATTTGATAATTCGCCATTATCCTCTCCTCCTTCCTTCTTTATTTTTGGGCTACTAAGCCCATTCGCTTTATATAATATTTCAACCCACGTTTTTCCTTCTTTTTCTTCTACCTGCTTCATGATTTCCAGATTCTCATCCACCATTTCCTGATTTACTTTTTTGGCTTTCTTCTGCCAAAGATCTCTGAATTTACTTCCTTTTTTCCTCAGTGCATTTGAAACCGCATTAAGCACCGCGTTCCGCAAATGGGTCGTATCCGATACGATCTTATTCTCCCAGGCCTTATAAATAAAAGCCATATCGCGCGGTGTAAGGGCTTCATAATCCGCCTTTGTGTAGCCAAAATTGACTGCAAAAAAGGCAAAGGCCATATCACGCTGATATGGCCTTGCCTCCTCTGGATATTCCGTATCCGTATCGGTTTCAAAATATTCGAAGTCAATTAATCGGCTTGGAAGAAAAAAGGACAGTCCTCCTGAAGTGTTTCCAGAATGGCCGCCGTTACTTTCGGCAGGCCGTTCTCCTGAATCAATAGCTCTGCATGCTTCATGCCTTCTTTGGGTGATACAAAGGTATCAGCCCCCTTTTCTTTCAATGCATAAGAAAAGATTGATTCAATCTCGCTGATTGAGAGAGCTCCTTTACTTTGAATAAATATACCGAATAGCGGTTTCCCCATAACCCTTTCGATCAGGTCAATTCTTTTTAAATTAAACTTTAATTCATATTCTTTTCCATTTACTTCAAACATTTCTAACCTCCTCTTATTCGTCTTCTGCCGGATTTGCAACCAGGTCAACCAGTGCTCCCATTCCTTCAAATGAAATGGAATATGTAACCGCATCATCATATGGTGCTTCGATCGGATAATCGGTGATAACCGCCAGGCCGCCGAACATACCCGCCTTCGTCTTATTGTTGATTACCTTCAGACATACCGGTTCGCCTTTATCAAAAGCTGCTGATAAAGTACTATGACTTACATCATCCGGCACATAAAGACCGTCATTGTCAACACTCCATTCTTTCGTACCGGCAATCTTTGACTTCCAACCACCCATTGTGTCTTTAGAAGTAATTTCAACCGATTCCGAAGACCGATTGATGGTCAGCCCCCGCTGCCCTGAAATAGCCAGCAGTTCTGAACCATCTGCGTTAAATACACCCAGCAGAATATCCTTTCCTGCTAAAGCCTTTCCTGTTGCTGTGTTTAAATTCTCAAATGCCATTATGATTTCCTCCTGATTTTAATTGGTGCAGCATACTACAAAATTGTAGATTGCTACAGTCCGCGTTTCTTTGAATTCTTCAATTTCTAATTTTTGAATGCCATTGCTTTGCTGTAAGAACAGGTCAAAACCTTCCGGCAATTCAATCTCCTGCCCCAGAGCTTCTTCAAGCCGGTGCAGCATATCATAGGTAGGTGCCATCGATTGGTTATTTATGGGCATTGCATGAAACCTCACTACAAAGCTGTCCCGCCGAATCGTTTTACTGTATAATGGCGTCTTCTCGATAATCTCCAAATAATAATAGGGCTCCTGGGGTGCTGCCGGAATAGCATTATAACACTGAATTCCGGTATTGGTTTCAACATTTGCCATGATCGCATTCATCATTTCGGCCAGACTTATTGATTTGAACATGCTGTCCCCTTTCTGATCATATCAATTAAGAGCTCTGTGAATATCTGCTTGCTGCGCAGCTGATTTATTTCTTTTTGCATATCTTCACATTGCACACTTAATGATTTATTTATTTTATCTAACCGCTGGTTTTCCGCTGCCATTTTCCGGATTTTTTTCTGCCAGCGG